GAAAAAGACAAGGATGCTATTTTTCTCGCTCTTATTTGGTTGGCTCAACAATTGATCGATATATTTGATGCTTAAAAGAGATTGTGAGGCTATGAAAATAATCCGTGTTTTTCCTTCTCGCACTTCTTATACACCTACCGATGAGATGGCCTTTGTTGGCTATCCACCATTGTGGCGACCTGAATGCGATGAAGTTCATGTTTCTGTTACTTTTACTTGGGATTTACCAGAAGCAGAGAATCTCGTTAAAGCTTGGTCAAATGTAGCTCCGGTAGTCAAACTTGGTGGTCCTGCTACTGGTAAAGTTGAGGGGGATTTTACTCCTGGTATGTACGTACGTGAGGGAGTCACTTTTACAAGTAGGGGTTGCAATAATCATTGTCCTTGGTGTTTAGTACCGGAACGTGAGGGTAAATTACGCGAATTACCAATTAAGCCAGGATACATTATTCAGGATAATAATTTCCTTCAATGTTCTAAAGCCCATCGAATGGCTGTTTATGAAATGCTTAAAACCCAAAAGAAGGGAGCCATTTTTGCTGGTGGATTAGATTCTCATCTTGTAACGGATGAAATTGCTGATGAGTTGCATAGTATTCGCATCGAGGCGTTATTTTTCGCAGCGGATACAGTAGCAGCGCTAGAACCGCTAGCTGAGGCATTAAAACGTCTAACGTGGTTAGACCGTAGAAAATTACGTTGCTATGTTCTACTCGGCTATCGAGGTGAGACCATAAGTCAAGCCGAATGGAGATTAGAAGCAGTGTGGAAACTTGGTGCTATGCCTTTTGCTCAATTATACAGACCGCCAACGGGAGAAATCGAATGGAGTAAAGACTGGAGAGCATTGGCACGCACATGGTCGCGACCAGCAGCAATGATAGCAATGCATAAAGAAGATCAAGGTAAAGAACAATCCTAAAAACTTAGGACGCAAGAAAATGTCAAACAGTGGCTATCCTCTCCTAATGATAGACCTATTTAGTGGCCTTGGTGGTGCTTCACGGGCGATGGCTGAAAGAGGCTGGGAAGTTGTTAGAGTAGATAATAATCAAAAATTCAAGCCAACCGTTCTGATTGATATACATAGGTTTTCTTGGAAAGGAAGAAGACCAGATTTAATTTGGGCTTCTCCTCCTTGTCAAGAATTTGCAAGATGGATAATGCCTTGGTTTCCAAAAAGTGAGCCATCCCTAGACTTAGTCAAAGAGGCTATAAGAGTCATAGAAGAATGCAAACCACGATTTTGGGTAATCGAAAATGTGCGTGGTGCAATTTCTTGGTTTAAGCCATTACTAGGAAACTATAAAGTTCATTATGGTCCAATATTCCTTTGGGGTAACTTTCCAGACTTGGGAGATTTGCAGTTAGGGAAGGGGTGGAAAATGAAAATCAGCGGTAGGTATCCAGAAAAAAAAGGCAATTATTCCCTATGCGATTAGCGAGGCTTTGGCTTGTACAATTGAACAAGAGTTGTTAGTATCGATGAAGTGAATTAAAATACAGGAGGTAACTCATGCCAAAGAGGCCAAGTCATGATTAGCGTTTCCCAAGCATTTTATTGCGGTGTTGTTCTAGGATTTGTGATCGGAGTAACCATCTTTTACTTGTACACGGCAAAAATATTGGAGAGAAGATAATGAAGGAGTATTGGATGAAAGAGAACAAAGCAGTAAAACGATGTCCATTGAGAATGGCAATGGAGCCAGGAGGGCCGTGGGGAAGTTGGGAATGCATAGAAGAGGGTTGTGCTTGGTGGACGGAAAACCAGTGTGCAATAGCAAAGTTGGCAAGCCAGACAGTCTATGATATAAATTTGGTTCAGGAGACAGTCAATGGACAATCTCGATAATATCATCGAGGATACAAAATGGAGGATTGCCAGATTGTACGTAGAGAGTTCACGTAGGACTCGTCCAAGGCCGGCTAACAAACGTTGGTTGCAAGGTATCTTATGTGGAATAAAACTAGCCTACATGCAATTGCCAGGAACCACAGAAAGTGAATTCGAGAAGAAGGTAGAGGAGATAAACCAAAAATGATCGGCTTCAGATTATTTAGCCGTTATCTGTTTGTTATCACAAAACTTATCAATCCACTCAAGGAAAAGAAGTTGGTTATATCAGCCTCATTAGGTTGGGGTCAGCAATTCATCATTTATCTATGGCTTATATTCCTTCAGTTCAGTATCGTGGTACTAAAATCTAGTGACCAGAAGGAGCATGAAGATGGAAAGGATATTCGTCAAGAATCATAAGGAACTTGCTATGGAAATGGCCAAGCTTGGTTTTGCTAATGATTTCAAGCCAGCATTGCCATTTCAAGTTGGTGACACTATCATTGAGTGGGAACCTCTGGAGTATATCCCAGGCTTCGAAGATAGTTACGAAGAGCTTATCGATACGTTGAAGGATTCTGACCCATATGAGTGGTATGTAGATGAAAATGGATTGCTACATGCCTCAGATGAAGCGATAGAATGGGCAAATGAAACAGCAATATTCTAAATTTGGACAATCACAATTGTTATGTTATAGTAAGAGCTATCCGCAAGGATAGCTCTTTTCTTATATCAAAATTCAAGGAGTAGCTATGCAAATCAACCTCATCGCAATCACCAAGTATCTCAATGGTAATGGTACCCCCGAAGAATTGTTGGAACACGCTGGAAGAATTTGTTATCAAAGTGAGTCAAAAGGAAATCCTGGAGCATTTCTCAAACGTAGAATCAAAGAAGGGCATGAGAGCTTGATTGAGCATGCTTCTGCTACATTTGAAATCGATGGTATTTCTAGAGCATGCTCACATCAATTGGTTAGGCACAGAATTTCTTCAGTATCTCAGGCATCACAGAGATACATTGATATGTCCTCACCAACCTTTGTAACTCCCTCAGATATCGAGAAAAATCCTAAAGCAAAGTTAATTTACGACCATTTCCTAAGCCTTGTCCCAGCGTTCTATTCTCAATTGCGAGAATTGGGAATCAACAAAGAAGATGCTCGTTTTGTTCTTCCCAATGCGACAACAACGCGACTTGTGGTGACAATGAACTTCAGAGCTTGGCGTCACTTTATCAAGGAACGTGGTTTGAATCCAGCAGCGCAATGGGAAATAAGGGATTTGGCACTGAAGATTCTAGATATCTTGTATAAAGAAGCACCTAGTGTGTTTGAGGACTTGATAAATGAGCGGGATAAGCAGACCGAGCATTGATGAATATTTTATGAATATTGCTAAAGTTGTCGCAACCCGCTCTACTTGCCTTCGTAGACAAGTTGGTGCTGTGATAGTTAGAAATAAGCAGATTGTGTCTACTGGCTACAATGGAGCACCAGCAGGGCAACCACATTGCTCGGATATTGGTTGCATAAGACTAGAAAATAACATTCCCTCTGGAAAGAATGTAGAACTGTGTCGTGGTACTCATGCAGAACAAAATGCAATAAACTTTGCTGCTCGATATGGAATTGCTATTGATGGTGCAACATTGTATCTGACTCATTATCCATGCTCCGCTTGCGCTAAAAGCATAATCAATGCTGGAATCAAAAGGGTAGTCTTCGCTGAAGACTACCCTGATGCTTTGGCTAAGGAGATTTTAGCATTTATTGAGGTTATTAAGTATACTGGGGATTCAGTATAATTATACCAAAAGCTCAAATGGAATTGCAAAAAATGACGAGGTTAAACTTTTAATGATTGGGAAAAAATATTGAGCAAGTAAAATGGGTTGAATTTTTGACTTATGTGATATACTAATCTTTGCAGGAGTTGATGGAATTGAGAATATTTCTATTATCCGACGTACATTACGGAAAGAAGACTCTTGGCTATAATGACACTATAGCAGCTCATAAGACTAAGACTTATTTAAGTAAAATGGAAGACGGCGATTGCTTGGTAATGTTGGGAGATATGGTTGATGGTACCTGCATTTTCAAGACCCAAGCAGGAGAGCAAACTATCCAATCAGTGGAACAGCAATGCCAAGAGTTGGCAAGTATAGTTGGTTCAGCACTTCAGGGTAAAGAAATTTCAATATTTGGTGTAATCGGAAATCATGGTAGGTCTTTATCGAATGATGAAACCGATAATTGGGACACGGTGTTTTATCGATATTTAGAGGATGAAACCTCAAAGAAGATTTTATCCAGTTTCAGAGAAGAATACATAATCAGAAATTTACAATTACCAAATGGAAAAAGCATGCTCATTACTCACGGTAGTGATTTCTCGATGAGCAACGGAATTGTTCCTTGGTTTGCTATAATAAATAGGGTAACACGTTGGAAATCAATTTTCACTAACACGAATCTCTATGCTTTTGGGCACTTTCATTCTAGCGGGGTATTGGAGGTGGGAAATCTATATATTGTAGCGAATGGTAGTTTTGTCAGTTCTGATGCATGGGCATTGAGGAAATTTGGATATGTCTCTAATGGTTCTCAGGTGATTCTAAATGTCGAGGAAGAAACTAGTGTTAATAGTGAATTTTTTAGACCGGTTTAAGTGGCCTGCAAAACTCAGTTTGGGGGCGATAGCATTGTTTTTATCATATTTATTTAATGGTATTACCGACGAGATGTATGTTCTCCTAGTAATGCAATTGTTGGATATTGCTACTGGGGTAACTCGTGCTATTCTCATTCAGGATTTGTCAAGTAGAGAACTTTATAAAGGTTTGCTAAAAAAGATCATTACTTGGCTATTGATTGCCATGGTTGCACAAATTTCCATAATACTCCAACTTGACTATATTAAGGCTGGGGTGGTATACTTTTTCATAGGCTCAGAAGCCTTGAGTATATTGGAAAATGCGACAATATGTGGAGTCGTTTCACCTGAATGGCTTAAGAAAATACTCAGAGAATGGCACGGAAAGGTCGGAGAGAGTCCTATCGATAGCGGCGGAACTGGGGATTCAGGATCAACCGGTTAAAATTCTTGCTTTAGCTGTCATTTGTTCTGCTTTAGAAGATTTGCAGTCTCGTTCTTGTCGCTTACGACTGAACGCTACTCGTTTCTTAATTTCCGAGGAGGGTACAATATGGATGTCATTAGTCGGCTTGAGAAGGGAGAAATTACTTACGAGTCTATCCTTAAAAGATTGACGGAAGGCAAAATGCCTTTTAGAGATGCTCTGGATGCTTATCTTAGCATAACTCAAATCCCTCATGAATTTATATTGCATGAAAATGAACTTGAGGAGAAAGCCGGTATCTACAAGCATTCGGAGGTTACACGCAATGATAGATAATATGCTTGAACAAATGGAAGATCAGGTCAAGAATCACTGGTACAGATTAACTTTTGTCTTGGTACCAAAAAAGCTTGACAAAGACGCTCCCAAAAATGAAAGACCAAGGATATATAAATTCTCCGACTGGCTGACATCCAAACAAAGCAATTGGCTTGTAGATATTGGTGGCAAGTTCTTTCTTCTAGACCAAGATGATAAAGTTCCTGATTGGATTGATGCATTAAGTGAAAAGATGCTCCCTGGTGGTGAGATTGCTGATGCCACTTTCAATTACAAGAACTTGGATTGGGATGAGTGGTATAAAATCTTTCAATCAATCGGAATCAAGGCTAACGGTCCCTATACTTACGAAGAAATCTTGGAACTTCCTGGGCATTTGGAAGTTCATGATATAAACCATGTCGATAAGCACGAAGATGCAGATTATCACTACAATGGCAGCGATTGGACTTTCGAGACAACTGATGCCAGAATTACAAAGCAACTTGATGATCTAGGTGTTCCTCGTGAATGCGGTTCTAGGACAATCGTCACACGTGCTGGCATGAAACGACTGTTTTGTGGTGATTTCAGGAATTGTAGTCGTTGTGCTGCTATTAGAGCACGGTATTATACAGAGAAGCTGGTCGATGCCGTCGCTCTTACTTTCCAAACATTCTATCTTGTAAATCTCGAAGACCATAGAGAACTGAGCCGGTATCTTACAGAATCACAGATTCCTTGGATTAATTTCCCAGATGAGGAAGGGGATAATTTGATGTTCCTCTCACCTGGACTTATTGTGCTTAAAGATAAGCTTGTTGATTATGATGTTACCGCTGTGAATCCAAGCACTTTCTTGAAATTGATGGAAGTTCTTACCCAAACTCCTGAGAAGAAGAGGATTAGGATTTCTGCTAATTTCCCAATGAAAGAGGAAGACCAAGTTGAGATTGGTGCCAGGCTGGCTAAGAAACAAAGCCCGAAGCAGAAAGCGGCAGAAGAAGAATTCGGCAAGTATGGTTCGTTTGTTGTTGATGCTCCTTTGGAAGAATTGATTCCCTACTTCAACAAGTATCATGAATTGCCAATGCCTCAAAAGCTTGATCTGAATTTCTGGGATTTAACCTATTTGGAAGATTACGAATGGGCACACGCTTTGGTGGATATCGCAAAAGATCATCGGATTTGGATGTTTTCAAACAATCGTTTAAACGAATTGCACAAAGGCGAGGTCGCATTGTATCTAAAGAACTTCTTGAGTCCGCCCCCAAAGACCTAAACCTTATCCATGATCGATTTTTGCTTCCAATGAGAGGTAGTCTAGGACCAATTCAGAATTACGAATTGGTCTTAGATGACCCTTATTATACTTATTTAGCTAGATTTGTCGTTTTAACAAAAGCCACTGGACATTCGGATCATGGTGCTAAGAAGGCGCTTATCAACGGAAAAGCATTGATTCGAATGTGTATTTCCGTTTACGCACAATTAATGTATCTCCCTATTGCTGAACTGTACTCCCTTTTTAATTACGAAGAGTTTGTCAAGAGGTTGGAGAATTTTTCCCCTGAATGTTTTGGTTATACTGGTATAGACTTAGACTTGAGTAAAATTCCAGTTAGATATTGTTTTGCTTGTGGCGTTCGACCAACAAGGCATTATCTTTGTAACCAGTGCTCTAGAATCTATCTTGATGAGAAATCAGCCAATGTTGACAAATTTGTAAGTTATAGATTAGCCTCATATCTAAGACAACCGCGTAAACCAAGCAAATTAATTGGAAAGGTAAAAGTTAAATGCAAGAATGCAGCAAGTCTCAGAAATATGTTGTTCTTGATGTGGAAACGACAGGGCTTGATTTTCGAAAAGATAGAGTCATTACATGTTCCATATCCAAGGGAGAGGGAACAAGCATATTCTATTTTCCTGATAAACAGGAAGAAGTCTCCGCATTATTGGCGGATAGCTCACAATTACTTGTTGGGCACAACATCAAATTCGACCTCAAATTCCTTTCCCATTCCAATGTTGTCGACTACACGAAACACGAACTTTTTGACACGATGGTTGGATTCTGGCTACTTGAGCCAAAACGACATTCAATGGGCTTGAAGAAAATAGCTCGCGATCTATTTAATAGTAATCCAGTAACAATCGATAGGACAAAGGTTTCTCAATTGTCGCTGTTTGGCGAATTGGATAAATATTGTGAATCGGATATTTATTATACAAACCTCTTATATAAGTATTTGATTGCTAAATTCGAGAAGAATCCTCATGAGAAGAACCTGTTCTATGAGATAGAAATGCCATATCTCAAAGTCCTCATCAACATGGAAATGGCAGGTGTGAGGATAGACACAGAATTTTTGGGGCAGCAAAAAGCTAAACTCACAAAAGATATATTGAAAAAAGCTGACGAAGCCTTTGCTATTGCTGGTCAAGTATTCAACATTAATTCCTCACAGCAAATAGCAGGGTTGATTTTCGGTAATCCAAAAAACTCGGCAGACAATGCTGCTCTTACGGAAGTTGATTCTCCTTTGGCAAAGAAGATATTGGAGTATAGGAAACTATTCAAACTCTATTCTGGCTTTGTTGCTCCTCTATCAGAAAACACTGATGGCATTATTCATTGTGATTTCATTCAAACTGGTACGGTAACATCAAGGTTGGCATCGAGCAATCCAAATTTGCAGAATATTCCTTCAGGGTTGTTCAGAAAGCTTTTTATTGCTAGGGAAGGCAAGAAGTTGATTGTCTCTGACTTCTCTTCTCTGGAATTGAGAGTGTTAGCTCACTTGATAAAAGATATTGCGCGAAAAAAGAGCATTCTGGTTGACGCAATCGAAAAGAACCTTGACCCACATACAGTTATGGCCTCGTACTTGCTAAATAAGAAAGAGATTAGCAAAGAAGAGCGAAAGTTTGCAAAAACAATAACATTTGGTATAATTTATGGAATGAATTATCATAAATTATCGGAGAGACTTGAAATTAGTGAAGATGAGGCAATAAATTTGTTGGGTAAATATTATTCTATATTTCCAGAGATAAAAGAGGTGCAGTATTACTTTACCAGTTCTGCTAAATGCAAAGGTTATGTGGAAAATCCGTTTGGCTTCAAACGTTGGTTTGGGCCTGAAGATAAAATAAATACAGAAGCTACCAATGCCGTGATTCAGTCAACTGCTGCCTATATCACTAAGAGTGCTCAGTTGAAGTTGATGCAAGATAATCCTGAAGTGCAGCAATTAATTCAAGTTCATGACGAATTGGTGTGTGAAGTCGACGAGAAGTACTTGGAAGATGGTAAACGAGCGGTCACTGCGGCAATGGAGAATGCAGTTGATTTGTCTGTTCCTTTAGTGGCTTCTACTGGAGTAGGAGATAATTGGTATGAAGCGAAAGCCTAATGCTGTTGAGATTAATCCGAATCAAATGTTAGCGATCTTGGAACAGATTGCTGAGTTCTATCATACAACTGCTTTTGAAATATTGCTGTGTTATCTTTATTATCTATTGGACAATAATCCACCAATAGGTTATCCGAAGAAAGTAGTCAGGAAATCAGAAGCAGAAGAATGGCATTATTTCGATCCCAATTATCTTGTTGTTCCTGATGAATTGGAAATTGTATTTCCAGGATTTAAGAAATGAAAAAAGATTATTTTCTTGAAGAATTGTCTAACCTAAAAAACAAGATGGCTCAAGGGAATAAGAATATCGATTTCTTTGATTACATGAATTTTGCCTTCGATATTCGCGTTCCTAGCTTTTGGCAGCCAATTGTTGAAGAGATGCCAAATAAAAAGAGGATAATGATACTTCTTCCTCCTGGACACCGAAAGACGACGACAATTGTTGGTTATGCCGCTTGGGCTTTGGGGACGAGGAGGAAATTGAGAATCGGTATCGCTACACACACGGTAGATTATTCCTCAGTGATCTTGAATCAGATTTGTGAGATTCTCGATTCACCACAATCGATTGAGTTGATTGGCAAAGTAATTCCAGAGAATCCTGAATATAACACTAAGGGATGGACCAAGAAGGAACGCTGGATTTATGAAGATAGGTATATCAAAGACCCTAACTTGGTTGCTATTGGTGTTGGCTCCAATACTATCGGTTTTAGATTGGATTTGATTATCGCTGATGACGTTTGTACACAGAATAATACCATGACTCCGATAATGAGGAATAAGATTTCTAGTTGGTTCTGGGGTGCATTGGCACCACGTCTTGAGCCTGATGGTCAGATTATAGTTACTGGTTCTAGATTCTATGAAGGTGACTTATACGATGAGATTCTGAGACAAAAAGATGATTGGGATATCCATGTTCTGACAGCAACCCCAGAAAAGCCACTGTGGCCAGCAAGATTCGATTCTGGTTGGCTGAAGCAGAAGTTGGAGTCGAACCCATTATTTTTCCGTTCTCAGTATATGCAGATTCCAATTAGGGAAAAGTGTGCTCTCGATCCAGCTTGGCTACATTTCCATTACTCTGTTCCTGATAATTTGCAGTACTTCATTGGTGTTGATCCATGTGATAAACCAGATGGAATGGATTCGTTTGCTCTTGCTGTTATTGGTGTTGACCAAGCAAGGAATGTCTATCTTGTCGATGGTACTAAGAAACAAATTGATGTGTTGGAGCAAGCAAAAGAGATTCTTTGGTACAGTTCTCGCTATAAGCCAATCGCGATTGCAATCGAAGATAGAGGCGCTCTCTACCCATTACTGAGAGATTCAAAACTGAATGTGAGAATTGTACGTTATTCAATTCCCAAGACAATCAGGATTCAGAGATTGTCTGAGGAATTCAAGTTGCAGCGAATTACATTGCCGATGATAACTGAGGAAACACCAGCGGAAATAACAAAAGCTTTTATAAATGAATGGAAGTATTTTGGAGCTTCGTCTTCACATGATGATTTATTAGATGCAGTATATAATGCCTACATGACTATGCTAGAAGGAGGAGAAGCAGCAATTTCGTTTAGACCAGCAGGAAAGGGTGAAGGGTTAGGGCTACAACAGCCAACATCTTTATTTACAGGAGTGCCGAGAATATGGACACCAGAACTCCCATCAGACTTGGACTAAAAGGGAAGGGGACTTATTGTATTATTATCGATCTTAGTTCAACCTATGTTGAAAATTCATTTGATGTAGTATTATATTATAGGAATAAAAGAGTTGCGCAGTATACTATGAACTGTGTTGATGAGCCTTGCCATGTAATAAATTTGCCATTCGCTATCGATTTATCACTGAGTGTAATTAGAAAATCTGGTGCTGAAAGAGATGTATCTATAACTATTTACAAGAAAATTCTATGGTTCTGGAGGAAGGTAAAAGAAGTATGATAATTTCACTTTCAGATAGACAGCCCTTTATTCAAGAGAGCGTATTCGAAGCAGTTAATACTAGTAATCTCCTTCCTTCAATCTGGTCAAATCCAAGTAGCCAATTCACTGTAAGCGATTCTCTGCTGAACAAAGCACGAAAGGTCTCGCTGAATAGCTACTATTCCAACTTTGTTTATCGGAAGTTGATAAATCTGATTGCCGATACTTTGATTACAGCAGGATTTGAATTCTCTATTGCCGATGAGGTACAAGATAAATTCAATTCCTTTTGGTATTCATTTCCCAACAATATTGATAAAAATCTGCGCAAGATGCTCATCGAGTATCTGATTCTTGGCGAGATGTATTGGGTATTTTCTTCCAATCCTATGAATGACAAGATTTACTTGTCGACTATCTCACCATTGGTAGTCAAAGAAGTCAAGGGTAATCCAACCGATAGCAGGCAAATTGGCAGTTTTGTTGTCGATACCGGAGAGGAACTGAAAGAGTTCAAGCAATTGGAGTTCAAGCCAACTGAAGATAAGATAGTTGGTGATGGCTATGCTTTTGCCTTTGGTAGATTTGGTGACCAGTTGCGGGGCACACCTTCTTTTATTGCCAGTCTTGATTTCTTGAATGAATTTCAGACATTTGCTTATGCTTATCTTCGTGGTTCTGCTTTCAGGAACTCAATTTGGTTCAAAGTTACTTATTCGGGTGCGACAATGGAAGAGCTTGAGAATTGGGAGAAAATGAAAGGAAGATTCCCACCGATGCCAAACTCAGTTATTGCCTCTAATGAAAGAGTTAGCTGGGATTTGCTTGACCCTAGGAATACTTCTACCGATTCGCAAGCAGCCTTCTTGATGAACATGATTATCAATAGTACCGATATTCCTGCATTTCTGTTTAATGGTGAGCTTCCTAATAACTTCTCGATTTATTCAGGAATGCAGAACTTAGCAGCGATTCAAGATGCTCTAGCAAATGATTTTTCGATTATAGCAAAAATGGTAACCGGCGATTTGAATGCAAAGTGTACACCAGGACAGTTGGTTACCAAAGATGTCCAGAGATTGAGTGGTTCTATTCTCAGACTTGTGAATGCTACACTAGCAGCCCTCGATAAAGGATTGCTTACTGGTGATGAAGGCAAGATGGCAATTAAGAAACTATATGATCTAATTGGAATAGAGGTGGGGCAAAATGATTGAATCTGACCCTAGGACTAAAAGCGATCAGGAATTGATTAGTGACTGGCACCTCCTTTGGATGCACTTGAGCCGAGAAGCTTTAACTCCTCAGACTAAATTTAAGTACACTTTCCTTGCTAAAGATTATTACATGGAAATGAAAAAAAGGAAATTCAATGCAAGGCTGCCAAGAGCAATCAGTCCGGTAACGTTTATTCATGACGCTGTTCTTCAAGTTGGCTCAAGTGTAAAAACTCCAGATTCAGCTAATGATATTGATATCTTGATTAGATTTCCAAGACCATTGCCTGAATTGGAAAAGACACTAGATGTGTTACTCAATCCAGAGCTAGACTTGCATTTTCTTTATGAGCCTCTTGGCCCTGATCGTTCTTACAAGTCTCTAGGTGACTTGATTCTCTATCCATTTTCGCGTCCTATAATTCCTTCGTTAAACGTCAACATCCTCAAGCCATTTGCTTATACAGATAATAATAAAATATATATTCTGTATAGGACACCAGGCATAGCGATAAAGCTAGGCAGAATCTTCGGAACAGAAGTCGAAGAGATTATAGAACCCGAAAAAGACATGAAGCCTCTCTATTGGCTAGCTCTATCCAGAAATGCAGAGCAGAAGATCATCGATCTTGAAGTAAGATTGTTTGAGCCTATCCAACCATTGAAGAGCCAAGCCGGTTATGGAGAATTTACTTTCTACGATATCGACGAGTTCTGGAAGCATTATGGAGAAGAAAATCTTCCAATTTATATTGAACCAAAAATAGATGGAGTAAGATTAATGCTCCATTCAAATGGTGACAAAGTGGCAATCTATACCGAGGATAAAAAGAGAGATAGGGCAGAATTTCTTCCTGAAATGGTCGAAGACGCTAAACTGGTTGGTAAGGACATGATCTTGGATGGGGAATGTATCATCCCCAACTTAGAACGTGCTGATATGATAAAGATTATTAATTCTAAAACCCCTGTAACAGGAGTTAAGTATTATGTCTTCGATATTATCTATTTGGATGGAAAAGACCTGACAGAATTGCCCTTTGAAGAGAGGCGAAAGATTTTACATGATACTTTGTCTGGTTTAGCGAATGATTTTAGTGCTTTTGTTATCTGTCCAGGATGGAAGATAACATCCTATCAGGATTTTGTCAAATATCGTGATGATGCCATTAATTATCCTCATTCCGAAGGGTTTATGGCTAAACGGGTAGATAGTAAATACGATTTGTCCGGTAGGACTTCTGGCTGGAGTAAATACAAGTCTTTCTTGGAATGCAAAGCACAAGTGATTGGAATCCATAGAAAAGTGGTCAAACCAATGACTGGGCATAAACCAATCAAGGGTGAAGAGGCAATAGCACTTTACAAAGAAATGGCTAAGGATTCTCAAGTTTACCTTCTTCGCTGTGCAATGTTTGATAAAGATAACAAACTGGTACCGATAGAAACAGTAAAGAAATTGACTGAAGATGATATGGTACCATATTGGGATGGTAAAGAATGGCATGGTTTGGAATGTCCAGAGCTTTGGGAAATGGACCCCAAGTTTGGTGACAGGCATGTAGGCGATTATGCTTACGGCAGTACGTATGCAAAAAGGCTAGAAATTCCACCTAAGCTTGGTGATATTGTAACTATTAGACCAAAGAGGATTTCTCGATTTATAAAAGATGATGGTAGTGTTGGTTATTCTTGGGAAAATCCAATTCTTCAGGAACAAGACCCAGAGCGAGACAAACCTGATAAGATTGCACCGCTGCTGGAAACGAAGATGGATTATTCCGATGAAGGTCCGAAAGAGGAAATTGACCCAAAGATTTATTACATGTCCACCCCCAAACCGACCAAGGCTGTAATGCAGCTGCATGTTCGTGGTATCTATGATACTGAAAGTCGAGAATTGCTTGTGGAAGAATTGATGAAGGCTGATAGAGAAAGAGTCGATGAGATATGGAAGAAGGAGAATTTGTTCTGGGTCAAATCGATGAGCGCTTTGGCAAAAGACTTGAAATCTACGGAAAGTGCTCGTGGAGACTTGGCAGCGGCATTTGAGAGGCATATTTCGCATAAACCGATCGATGACTTGTCTAATGTCTGGAACAAAGGCAATGTTCACATCGACTTTAGAATCAAGCATCCTGATGAGGAATACTTGGTTGGTTGGACAATTGACCAACCTAAGATTTCAATGCAAAACTTGCATACTGGTGAGATTGTTTTTCCTCTCGGATTTGGGATATTCGAAGATATTGGCTCTTTGACTATTATCGAAATGAAACCACCGCAGCCGTTAGCTTGGTTGACATTGGTCAATAGGGAACATCCGACGTTTGAAGCAAAGCCAGGTGGAGTTGGGGCCACAGCAAATACTTCTGCTATCTTCGAATGGTTTGGATTCTTCGATGTCCTTGCTGGTGTATGTAAACCCTATTTCTTCGAATACTTTATTAGAGTATCAGATACAAAGTCCGATATTTTGAAGAAGGTCTTTAGTAACTGGAGAAGGATTGATTTCAAACATCCAGATGGGACTAAGCTTTGGTACGGAGGATTGGACAAAGCTAACAAACCATATTTATCTGACCATGAAAAAGAAAAAGGTGATATCTTGTGGAATGATTATATTCTTGATATTATAAAGTAATCATTTCACGAGAGGTGAGAATAAATGGCAAAAGTCTCAATCTTAGTACCAAGGTTATCTCATACCGTCATCCCTCGTTGCTTGGACAGCATTTATCAAGTTTCGGCAATGGGGCATTGCAAAAGCGTAATGTTCCAAGAAGGTACTCTACTTGCTGATTTGCGGAATAATCTAGTAAAAATGTTCCTTGCTACCGATAATGATTATGCCTTACTTCTTGATTCTGATATGATCTTTCCTCAAAATCTAATTGAATTAATGGTGAAGACAGCCAAAAGAAATGACATCAAAATCCTATCTGGGCTTTATTTTAATAAGAACAAGCCTGATCCCACCCCGCTTATTTCAACATATTATGGAAATAATCTGTTTCTACCTATGTCCGCTGAAGTATTGAAGTTTTTGAACGGGAAGCAGATAAGTTCATTGTATATCGATGCTAAAGACGAAGAGAGTCTGGTAAAAATTGATGGTGCTGGTGCTGGCTGCCTTCTTGTACATCGTTCTGTATTTGAGACTGTTCCTCAACCATGGTTTAGTTTTGAAAGACCATATTCTGAGGATTACTACTTTTTTATGAAAGCAAAGGAAAATGGTTTTCAGGCTTATGCTGACCTTCGTATTCTCCCAGAACATGTGATGATTGATAGTGTTAGTATCAAAGATTATGTAATTGCCAATCCGAGGGATGAGATTGAGTTCAGGCTAAAGTTGG